ACTTTCTCGTTCAACAGCATCGAAGTGATTGCACCACCAGTTATGATGGTGTTTCTTTTTGCCAAGTCTTGCACTTGCTTATCTAGTACTGAGTCTATCCAGTTGTTGCAGTGGTTTCTTAATATTGTCTTTATAGTACTTAGTCTCATATGTCACTCTCCGTTCTGAAGCCAAGCGCATTAGCATAGCGTGGCTTATCTTTAATGCCGTGTGCAAAGTACTTAAACTTCAAGACCATGCCTAAATAGTAGCTCTGGTTTTGCCAGATGAAATCCCGCTCTTTGTGTTTAAACACTCCTGGGCCTACTGATAGCTCCATCCCATTCCAATCTACTACAAATACACCTAATGTGGCAGCACCTTCTTTATTCTCTTTGCTTGATGATCGCTTAGCATACCCTCGCTCATCGACTTCTTGTGCATTGTTATTGGTCATTCCCTCTTTAAATCCAATAATCATAGCTTCTGTGTCTGTGAATCTTTTAAGTTTATAAATAATTCCTTGCTTGAAAGTAGCTCTACCTTGTTTGTAAGCCGATATAGGGTTGTTTAGAATCAAACCTTCAAAACCTAGATTCAGTAACTTTCTCTCTGCCTCTACCAGCTCATCATAGTTCTCTACCGGAAGATGACCTACCATTCTCACTTTAGGATTACCTATGGCCTTGACTCTTGCTTCCAAAGCTTCTATTCTCTGGTAGAATGGTAGCGTAGTGTCATCTAGTGAATCGAATACGTAATACTTTATATCTCCAGGTTTGTCTCTTGACATAACATGGCTCTGAGTGAGATTATACACCCCAAAGTCTGTGGGTGGGCCTACTATTAGCTCACCATCGAGGTCTTCTAGATTGCCAAACAACTCTTGGACTTGCTTTGATGGCAGAGGCTTCATTGTCCTTGAGTACGCTGCCCCTTCCCCAGCTATACACCTGATCCCATCCAGTTTAGGAGATACAATTAGAGGATAATTAAGCTCTTCGAAGTACGAAGGGTACACGCCCGGTACTTCCCTTGGTGCTAACATCGGTCTTCTAATCATTATACACCTTCCATTCTTTATATACTGCGTTGTCAGAACCTGTCATAGAGGTACACCATCCAGTAAACACATCAGCGTAGCCCTCTTTAGTGATCTCTCTAAGATATCTTGGGAACCATTCACAGGTGCTATTATACCTAACCATTACAAGAGTATCGACTGATAGTTTTTGTATAGCTCTATCGCTAATCATTCTTCTCTTTGAAGTCTCCCAATTTGAGCCTAGGTCTAGTCTACGAAAAAGAGTATCTAATATGAGACAGAGTTCACTTTTAGCGTTCCAAACCAGCAGTGAGCCTAGCTCAGGCTCATTTTTATAGAAATATTGTTTACCATTTGCATCTTCAGCCACCCAGCTATTAATATCCGATAATAACTCTAGTTCCATTGCTACTCCTTAAATACTGAATCTTGACATGCCTGACACATTCCTGATATTACATACTCTATCTGAGATACCTTATCTCTGAACGATGTCAGGGGCTCTTTACATAGCCGACATACCTTTAGTCTCTCTGCTTCTTGTTTGGATATGCCGGTTACGATTGTTAAGAATTTCTCTATTACTTTACTTTTCTGTTCCACGATTCTCCTCTAAACAATCCAATAAGGTCTGGTTTTTGAACTCTGATATCACCTCTTGCTTCATTGCTGCAGTACCATATAGAGGGTGACTATATGATAGCCTCATTAGTCCTCTTGCTATATTGTTCATGAGCTGTCCATCATCAGGGACCACTCTTAGCATGTCGGCTAATGGAACGCTATTCTGTCGATTCCCCATGATTGTACCGGCAAGCCTTGAAATACCTATACATATTTCCTCTATCTCTGATGCATTGGAGCTCACACTAAAAAGCAAAAACACCAGACAACATAAAATTGTTCTCATAAGACCTCCTTAAATTAATCTTAACCACTCGATCATCTTTTCAATATCACTATCGAACTTATCTCTGTACTTTACCCATATCAGTGTCCCTGTTGTTCCATTCTCTTCAAGCTTACTAATCAGGTAGTGCCCATCATACAATTGGCTTATTTTCTTTAGCACTGTTGCTGCACCTGGGTTTCCTTCACTAACTCTAATCATTAAATCAATCATTTTCTTATTGTCCTCTCAGCAAGTTCCCATAATATATGGTCTTCTTTAGGTTGTTTCTTTTTATTACTTGTTAAAAACACTATACCGTAATGTGGATTGTACTGTGCCAGCTTTCCAAGAACTGATATGGTGTATATAGCATGTGAACACTCTTTACAGTACTCTACTGGTGGCTCACATTTAGCATTTACTGAGTTACATTCTAGTTTCATATTCCACCTGCAGGTTTGCTGTAGCCTTCCCTTGCCGGTTCATCACCAAACAGATACTTGTATTCCTCATCGTCCACAACACAAATTTCTATGTAAGTATTTCCCTTGTGCTGGACAACGCATATCTTTATCATCCCGGGATCCTCCCACTCTTCTATTGCATATATACAAGTAGCTCGTCTCCTTGAAGATGGATTGTATTTATTATCACCTATCTTGCAGGTGAGTTTATTGTCCTTTAGGATGGTCATTACACAATGTTTATCATCCTCCTCCCTCTCAAATACCACTGTGGCAAATTGTTGGCTAGAATAACCTGCGAACTCTGGGTAGTCGATTTCAATAAGGTCCAGCATTTAAGTACCTCTCTAATTGTGGCTCTACAATTTCTGTCAACTCTACTGCATCCCACAGATTTAGATCTTCAAGACAAACAACTAGTCTTATATCCCCGACACTCATACCCTCGAAGAATTCCTCATCAACGTATAGTGGATCTCTCCCGTATTCCAAATAGCCTTGCCATTCTGCTAATGTTACTGCAATCGTTTTGTGTATCATTTATCCTCCATTTTTAAGGGACCAAATTAATGGCCCCTTTTGTTCATCTTATAGGACAGCCTCCTTTGAGACATTCATCCTCGTCTGACAACTCTATTTCCTCTGTTATTGCATTAATTGGCTTTGTTCTTGCTACTAGCTCATTAAATTCAACTTCAGTAATTTCTTCAAATGGCTGCTGTATGAAGCCGTTATCTGTTCTTAATAAGAAGGACAACGACTTATGACAACTTCTGTAATTTTGCTTTAAGTATTTCTTTATCTCAGGTAGTTCATCTGGTGAGAAGTACACTGTACATGATACAGCATTATCTGACCATACTGATTGCAATCTTTTTATTTCCTTTAATTGCTCGATTGCTGTCGTATCTTTTGCTAATTTTGTGCCCTCAGGATAGCTGAACGGAAATGTAACTACCACTGTAGTTCTGTCTAGACTTCCATCAAAATTCTTGACAAATTCTAAATCGTATCCTGACTTTCTACATGTCTCAACTAATGGATGATTTGCTGCTATTCTTATCCTTCGTTTCATATACCTTGCGAAACCGGGATGGCATCCAGGTGTAATTCCTGGAAGTAAAGAGAGTGTACCGCTGGGTTTGACTGTAGTTAACTTGATACTCTCTGGCATTCCTTGTTCGGCGGAGTATACTTTATCGAACTCTCTTAGATACTCGTAGCACTCTGAAAGCCAGCTGTTTTGCTCTTCCGTAGCTTGCATCGTCCCACTTACCCCGATACCCATTCTCATATTATTATGTACAACATCCTCTGTCAGTACTTGGTGCGAGGGTAACTTGAGAGAGTGTTTACATATACGATACAACAACTCAGCAATATCCATCAGTTCGTATTTATCCTTCACATTTGGAAGAAATAATTCACATAGGCAACATGTCTCCCAAGGTTCAAGGAACTGTTCAAAGCATGGGTTCGCACCTTCTACATCAGGGTCAGCATACTGGGTTTCCCCTAGTCGGCCTACGTGTTTAGCTAATCTTAGATTTACTAGGCCAAGCGACTCTCCTTTATTTTCATAACTTTGCCAGAAGTACTCATGGAGATCTTCAGTATCGTCACATACTACTGAATTATTTGACATAGCACGCCAAGATGGGAGTGTGCCCATGTCCCAGCGCTTGGCCAGTAGAAACTCGATGTCGTCGTGATCACCTATCGCACTTAGCGCTGACCGTCGCACATTGCCCGCGACGATCAGTTCTCCTATTATGCACATTATATCTAAAGCGTCTATGGTTCTAATCTGTCGTCCTTTTCTACGAGATAGCACATCACTAATTTTATTAATACCAATTACTAAAGCTTCAGGACCACTCGAGGTTCCACCAAAACCTTTAATTGGAAGGCCCATGCCTCGAATAACTTGAGTAGAGTACGTGAATGTCCCCTTTTCCTCTGAGTCAGATAGAAAAGCTGACTTGAGAACTTTACCTAAGAACTTAACCCAACCTTCTCTTGAGTCAGGAATAATATAGTCTGCTCCTCCATCGTCCTGCCTGGTAGGCTTTTTAAACCAGTCTTTAACTGGTGGTATCTTATTGACATGTTTTCCTTGGACACTGAAACCCACTCCAGCACCCAAAGCCAGCATATCCATTGTCCAGCAAAATGGAACGATTGGATCATCTACAACGGTGAATGCGCAGTTTTGCAGTGATGCTAAGCCGAATCTATTTACTGTATCTGTGCCAAGCTGCCACCAAAATCTGCCCGCTACAGAGCCTTTTAGTAGCAGAAGATAGCTCCTTAGCCTTTCCTCCTCATCGGTTGAGAACCCACACTTAAGTTGCTCATCACAGGCCTTTATGACCCTTTCTACTGTTTCCGGAAATTCTTCCGTTGTGCCATCCTCCTTAACTCTGGAGTAAGTCCTCTTATAAGTTAAATAGCCTATTGATGACCAAGGGATTTGTATATTGTCCATTCTTATTCCTTTAATCTGCATTCTATTTCAAATGCAGTGTATTTTACCACTACTTGACCTTCAGAGTATTTTCTAACAGCGTAACTTTTCCCCGTTCTTTCTAGAAAGTACTCACCAACCTCAAGCCTTGTTAAGTATTTACAGCACAGAGATTTGCACCATGCCATTGCGTCTGACTTGTCATCAAAGATTTGATCTTCAATAAAATGAACTCTATAACCAGGATCTTCTGCAGTAACAAGATATGCCATTATAAATCTCCATCATAGAGTGCTTCAACTATCTCGAAGCCACAATGTCTCAAACCAACCGCATCTGACAACACAAATCCGATGCCGTTGAAGGATACATGTAAATCTGGATAACCTTCGTTTGCATTGTAGGCACATTGTTTATAATAGTCTAGAGCCTTATCCTTTGATCTAAAAACTCTCCTTCCGATATCTCTAGCACTGTATTCTGTCCAACTATTAATCAGCCACATCTCTTAAGACCTTGAGGTTATGAGGAAATTCCTCTGTTACTGGCGGTAGGTTGTTTTTATCAGCCCATATTGCCAAGGTGTCAGCAATCTGACTACAATCTTCATACCTTGATAAGATTGTCATCTTCTCTCTTGTGGTTAGATAGGCTATAAACCCGTATACTGCTTCTCTTGCGTTTAGTTCACTCATTCATACTCCTTAAATCAAATAGCATGTTTTCATATGTAGTATCATGCCAGTAATAATAGTTGCAATTCTTACAGAAGACATCTTCAGCTTCTCCAAGAAAATCTCTAGTGTTATTTAGTTGAACTTGCTGCAGTAGGCTGTCTTCCATTCTCTCATCTTGGACATAGAAATCAACCTATTTACTATTACAGTTGCAGAAAATTTTCATAGGCATTTGCCTAGGCTCTTAACCTGGGCTCCTTCTATTTCTTCTTATCTTTAGCCTTTCGCATTATATCATATGCGATTGCCACGGCCTGTTGTTTTGTCTTGCCAGCTTTAATCTCTCTTTTAACGTTCTTCTTGAAGGCCTCTTTAGTGCTTAATTTAATTAGCGGCATAGTTTCCTCCCTTAGAACATATCAGTTGACTCGTTTACATCGACTGGTGCGAATATTTCCCCAGCGTATGTCATCCTCCCTGTTGTAAAATTGTAATTAGTACCTGCCACTGGGCCTGTCAAACCTGTCGCTCTACATTTCAATACAGACATTATTATGTGATTTCTTTCTGCCTCATTATCTGCTGACATGTCTCTAGCGAAAGCAAAGATATCTAGGCTTACTTGTTTAATCGACCCAGATCCTTTTATATCGTCTAGAGTTGGTAATTTACCCTGCTCAAACGACTTTCCGCCTACAGCTGTCTTTCTCAGATGACTAACAAGACCGATATGTATCCTATGCTTTTTTACCAGTCTTAGGAGATCATTCATAATCTTGTCTATCGCCTCGTTGCCGGTTAGACCAACAGCTCCCTCTGAGACAAGAATTGTTATATGATCTATAAACAGGTACTTACAACCCATAAGGGCCATGTATTCCATTTGGTCAACGATTGTTTCGTCTTTTATAGACCCTTGATGGTCTAAGACGATGATCCTGTCATCTTTGAATACCTCATCAAACCCTTTATTCAGATCTTCTTGCGATATCTCTTCATTAGCTAAATTCCTGCAAAGGTGCATTGAAGATAAACTTCTGGCGGTCTCTCCTGGAGTCTCTTCCAGACTTATGATCCCTATCTTATCCTCTGTAACCTTTAACAAATGTAAAATTACCTCTCGGATTATGGAACTTTTGCCGCTTCCTGTACCAGAAATATAGAGAGCTATCTGTCCTAATCGTAAACCTTTGACCTTAGAGTTAATACCTTCCAGGCATTGAGGGTAAGGGATTGATGGTTCATCTTGAAGAGCATTCATATGCTCTCTTAATTGAGCAGTTGTGAGAATCCCGAAGGGTATATACGGTGCTGCGTTGAAGATGCACTCCAACAATGTAATATGACCATTAGGTTGCAGTAAAGTTTCATTAGCATCATTGAAAGGTAACTTGGTTATCTTTGCCTTATCAATTCCAATTATCTTTATTGCTTCTTTCCTAGCCTTGTCTCCAGCCTCGTCCTCATCAAAACATAATACAACTTCTTTAAATGATCTGACCCAGTCTCTATTCTCTAAAATAGACTTAGTCATTACAGAGCTAGACAAACTAACAGTAGGATAGAACTTCTTATATTTTCTGTAAGATGCTTCTGCTACGGAGAGCATGTCTATCTCTCCTTCGCAGATTGTCAATCGTCTGCCACCACTGCTGAATTTTTCTTTACCACACAAAGATGATGACTTACCTAACCAAGTGAATTGTTTAGGCAAAGTTCGAACCTTATATGCAGCGCCACCGTCATATGGATAGTAGTGAGTATCTACCTGACCAGCATCATCGTAAGTTACCTTGACACCATAGAACTCCGTTACAGCCTTCGATATACCTCTTGAAACTATCGGCCTAACAGGATAGCCACTAATTTCCTCGCATCGCTGTTTAGCCCGAGCCAGCTCTCTTTGTTTCAAGCTTGCTGCTATATCAGGTAATGTTGTTGTTTCTGTCTTTTCGAAACTACCAGATGCCTTCTTAACATCACCACAGCTGAAGCATTTAGACCCACCATCTTCATAGATGACTCTAGCATCCGATGAGCCACATTCACATGATGTCTTTTTAATCATCTTCCCCATTTTTCCCCTCGCTGGTTACGCTTACTATGAATGTACTAGCTAGCGAGAGTACAAGGTAATCAAAACTGTCGAATGACCAGTCTGTATGCACTCTGCTTTCTAATACCACTTCTAGTGCAGCTAAAAGCGAAAATGATACTGCAAGTAAGCCAAAAAGGCTCTTAATTAATTTCATCGATTATTTCCTTTAGTCTATCTTTGTGCCTGTCGCTAATTGGTTCTTTCACAGCCCAAGAAACTTTAGGTATCAGTGTGTTATACCAAGCGGTGGATGTTGGAGCTTCAGCTGCACATAAAGACCAAGTCTCAGCATAACTGAGAGTGCCTTTAGTATTGTACTGCTCTAGACATATAAACCTAAACTCCTCTATAGGTCTTTCTCTAAACATCTCCTTTAGAAGTTTGGAGCTAGATTTATACGTTCTCCAATCATTCTTTTTAGTGATATAAGTCTTTTTACCTATATACCCTCTGTTAAGAGCCGTATCGTATATTATATAGATAAATCCGACACCTACTCCCATCTTATCAGGAAACTCCCAATGGCCGTTTGACTTCATAGAGTCGGGCACAAAAGGCTTATTCGACTTCGGTACTACGCCTTCGAATTTCAAGTTGAGTTGCCTCCTCATGTTCATCTTGCATCTTCTTTAGTTGCTCAATACACTCTCTAAGTGTGTAATGCCAGTCCGTGAAGCCTAGTAGCGATACGTATACTCTTTTCTTTACACTTTCCATCCCGGTGCCAAAGGTCGTATCCACGCATACATAGCTGCTACTCGTCATGGCTTCCGCTGCGTCGTAAGCTTCTTTATGCGTCATATCTATTTCTTATTTTCTCCATTTCAATTAAGGCTTCTCTGAATGTGGCACACTCTTTTGTAATACCATGTTCCGATGCATACATTACTTTAGCTGTAGAAAGTTTTATATCCCCGAAGCCCTTTTCCTCGCAAGTAACTGATATGTAGCAGTCAACCAGTTTTCTTAATTTATTGTATGCTTGTTTTGGTGTGAGATCCCTCATAACACTAGCTCCTTAATTATAGGCCAATCAACTACATCTTGGCAGTAATCGTGATAATGTTTTTGTATGTGTATCATCTTTAAATTAGATAGCATATAGCCATACCATTCGTCCGGACCATACTTATTAAAATAAGCCTCAACAACTACTTCTTGAAAATCAACTTCCTCAGTCAGGCCACTAAGCAACTTATCAGCCGTCTTTGGTCCAAGGCCTGGGACCCCTGGGATATTGTCGGTATTGTCTCCCATTAAGACTTGCTTATAGTAGAACTTCAAAGCATCTGCTTCTGACACTTCAATTATCCTCTTATCATCGCTTAGGTTATTGTGCATCAGATAATGTTTACCTGGTATGCATAATAAATCCTTATCCATTGAGCAGATTATATAATCTTTCCCTGCAGCTCTACACTCCTCTGCCCAGATTCTGATAAAATCATCGGCTTCTCTACCGTCTGCTCTTATGGCGTAACCTTCTTCAACAGCTTTATCCCTAATTATTGGTACTATCTTTTTCGATAAGGAGTACTTGCTGTCAACTTTCTGTGCCTTAACTCTAGGCTGCTTATACTCCGGGTATATTAGGTCCCGGTAGTTGTTTTTGCCCTTTACCGCCATTAAATAGTCATTAGTCCATAATGTGTCAAGCAATTTATTGTGATTTGATTTAAAATTTGACCATGCTGTATTTATATATCTTCTATTTTCTTCTTCTGTAAACTCAGGCATTATATACTTGCCTTCGCTATCCAGTTCAACAATATCTTGATAGATCAATTTACCGTTAGCATCTAAAGAAACATGCTTGCTATTGCTCTGGTATCTTGGTGGACAACACGAATAGCAAGGTATATCCCCGTCTATTATCGCTAACATATGATACCAAGCCTCCTAGACAATTCCATCAACTCTACCGTTGAATTTACCTTGTCTACGTGCTTATTCCCTAAAGCAGGGTATAGTTTTAAATTCTCCTTTGCTAAAAGTGCTCTTATCGCTTCTACATCCTCAAGCTCAGAGAGTGCTCTTTCCAAGTTAGATACACCGTTGTATCTATGCTCTGGTCCGAATCTGAGGCATTTACTCAGTTCTTTCTGCACCTCTGATAGTTCTTCTATTAAGCACACTAATAGGTATTCTTGTCTTGTCATATTAACGATTTCATCCCTAATTTTTGTATTACCTTTCTATAACCAATTTCCAGATTAAGTTTATCAGTTACCTTAACCACCTTTGCCACAGAAAAGAAGTCACCAGTGGGAACTAGTATAAGATCACCATACTCTAAGTCTAACTCTGTCTTATATGTGTATGGTTTTGACCACTGCCCCATGTTCCTGAACCTTACATACACGCCTATCATTAATTCACCTCACATAGTGTGAATCTCCCATCCTCCATCTCACTTTTACACCTAACCCACACTATATCTCCTTTATAATATGGAGTGCTGTGGTACGAATAGAAGGTGTCCAAGTTGGATTCTAGTCTAAAGTCATCTCTTGGTACCCCATTAATTATGTATATCTTTCCTGATTTTAAATGAACTATTAAATCACCTTGCTTAAACATATATCTCCTATCAGTGGCAGTCCAGCCAGTTTTTACCTATTTTGCCATCACCATCCATGATAGTAACTCCTAACATCTTCGGACCTTCTCTGAAAGCCTCTACACCTATCTCCAGAACTCTATCAGCATACTTCTCAGGTGTCATGACTTGGAACTCATCATGCATAAAGATCAAAGGTATATATGGTATTTTCTCCTCCTTAAACTTACGCATCGCATACATCAATGCGCACCCACAAGTGGCTTTTTCGCAAGCTTGTAAAAGATATACTAACAACTTATGGAGTGAGTCTACATAGAGCCTATTTCCAGCTATCCCGTAGATGTAACCCTCTCCTCTCTTAGCTGTGGATGCATAGATTGCAGCTAATTTGTCTAACAATTCAGACAATCCTGGAACTGCCTTAATGAAAGCTGTCTTTAGCTTATTACCTTTTGGTTTGTCAAAGACATCAAATACGTAACTCCAGAGCTTATCACCTCCAGCACCAAACAAGAAAGCATATAAGATCCTTTTAGCTCTGGGCCTTGGCACTTCATGCGTCATCTTAAATACTTCCAATAGTATCTCTGTAAGAGTATCAGCATTCCTTTGGTGGATATCCCCGTGTAGCAGTAGTTCAATAAAATCCTTATCTTCTAGATAATGAGCCAATCCACGGACCTGATTACCTGCAGAGTCACAGCCAACTTGCTTCCATCCGACATATACTCTGAACAAGGCTCTCATCTCTGGGCCCCATTCTGATACAGCATTGCCAGCTTTATCTACATCCCCTGAGGGTACATTCACAATAACACTATGCCGCATTCTCATTGATGGTGTACCGATAGTCATACAATCACCATGTAGCATTCCATCAGAGTCTGTGTTCTCAATCCAGGTCTTTACGATTGAGTGTCTACTTCTTGCAACTAGAAAGTCTACGTATAGTTTAGCATTGCCTCCTAAACACTCTAAACTATCCTCAGTTATTTTTGGTGAAGTCTTCTCCCTTTTCATCTTCGGCTTTCCATTAAAGCCTTCAGTCTCAACCATTTTATAGTTCCAGGAAGTTGGCTCCCACCCATTTCTGAATAGGAATATCTTAACATCCTGAATACTATTTAAATCTAGAGCAGGAAAAGACACTCTAGAGTATTCGCCTTGGATTTGTCTGTGTCCAATACAGGCGTTTAACTCTGGATCATCTAAACCCGATATTGGATCAACACCAAAGTATTCAGCCATTCTAGCGTCATACAAGCCATGCTTTGTCCATCTTGGCCTCTTCGATTCAACGATACCCTTTACCTTATCAAGTGGTACACACTTGTAGCCAAGATTAGCACTCAGTGCATCGTATGCCAGGTTCATAGTTCTTTCTAATTCTACTAGAAGCGCCTTAGCACCCTCCAAATCAAATGGCCAGCCTATTCTTTTAGCTTCAGAACAGAACTCTGCTACATAGTGTTCAGCTTGAACATATGGCTTTAAGTTAGGCTCCCTCGCTACAGTGGTTTTAAACTCGCTTAAAAGGATCTTATAGGTCTCATATGTGACAATTACATCTTGCTTGACATAATCTAGCATGTCAGGGTGCCATTGTGCAAAAGCATCTGCCTTAGTAGCGCCTTCTGGTAGAAAACCTATCTTGATCAGATGGCCTAGCCAGTCCATCTTTGGCTTTCTCAGTAGAGCGCCCCAGTTATCTAAACTATGTCCTTGCTTACCGAATCTCTTATAGTTTAAGATTAGTGAAAGTAGCATCGTATCATGGACCATACAGTCATCAGCAGGATCAAAATCAAATAGTCTTTTCAGTACAAATTTATCATAACTGATTATGTTGTGCCCAACTATAAGCTTAGCTTGTCCCAGTTCTTCTTTCCAACTTAGATCGCCTTCAAGCCAGTATTTATGAGTGTCTGTTACAAAGTTATAACCATGTATAACCCACATTCTATCACAATCATGTAGGCCATTCGCCTCGATATCGATAACCCATTTGCTCATTCTATTCCCTTAAGAATTTTGGCTATTTCTGCGACTTTGATTGGCGTATTATCATTTGCCACATACGCGCATAGATACGTCAGGTACCACCTGGCCTTCATTAGTTCTTGTAACTCATTATCTTTCTGACCATTTCGGTCTAAATACTTCCTTATTTGTAGCTCCAAAGCCCCTTTGAACGCTGCCGGATCTCTCAAGCTTGGGATTCTACTCATAGTGTCTATCCATTGCATTGAATCGACATACCCTTGATAATGAGCTGGGTCTACTGCTTGCTTAATTGTCATATTATCTCCAACTTCCTGCTTTTAATTGAATAGGGTGGGCATACTCATAGTATGGATGTAAACATATAGCATCCATATCTAAAAGTCGTTCTAGACAATCTTTGAAATGGTCTCTTAAAGACTGCTTAAATGCGTCATGGATGAGTTGCCTACTACCCTTCCACTCACCTGTCCATTTAACAGCTTCTGTTTCATATCATTTACCTTTTGGTTTAAAGAAGTCAACTCTAACCATTGCCTCATCTTCTGTATATCCCATTTAAAGCCTCTGTGAAAGGTTTTTTAATTTCATAAATAATTTTTCTGTTGGGTGTCGTCCCATCTTGTAACATGAAATATATTCATCTTTTGCCTCCACAAGCTCGCGAAGTAAATCTCTTTCCATAACTAGCATTCTACCTTGCTCACTGCTATTTGCAATCTCTGCTGCTTCTGCTTCTGTAATACATCGAAATTTTGTCATTAAGTTATCTCCTTAAAAAGAATGAGAGGCAGGATTCGAACCTGCACCGGATTTATTCATCGAGGCTATTATCCTAGAATCGACCTGGATACCTTGCCCTTGCGCTCCTGGCCTTGGGTGTCGTTACCTGTACCTCTCGCGTCCGGCCTCACGTTTTTGGGCGTCTACCAATTCCGCCACTCCCATTCGTATCTATTTAGTTATATCAAAACGGTAGGTCTTCTTCACCTGTATCAACACCTACATCATTCACACCCGTAGGCATGATAACTTGTGTCTCTGTTTTTTCAAATGTTTCCCTGGGCGCAGGTATATATAAGTAGTGTTTGGTTAATTGAACACCCATTAGAACGCTGGCAGTCTTCATAATTTTAGTGTCGCCTTGAGGATACTCATACTGAAATATTCTTATATTTGCGATAGAGCCATTTCCAATTGTGTTTGGATCCACTGGTTCGTTATCTCCATTAACCACTTCAACAGGGCCAGATGGTGTTCCATCTGACTTCACTGTTCTTTTTCTCAATGTCGTCTGGAAATACGTTTCGCTATCATCATCCGGTACTACAGCTTTAACATTGAGTCTTAGTGTTTCCCACTCTTTTTTCTGCATCTTTGAAGTAGTTCTAAGAACGATGTCCCATGTTGGCTTGTCTGGGTATTTACGATTTGGACGAGAGGGGTCTAATTTTGCGAAATATACTTCTGCATTATTAATAATTGCCATTTTTAATTTCCCTTGAATGTTATTGATAGTATTTCGTCTACTTCTATGTACGCTTTGTTTATATGTACGCAACTTTTTCCATTAATATTATAAGTCTTTAAATCAGGATTCTCCCTTAAGTAAATTGGTTCAACTATTCTTTTAACTCTACCAGATTTTGACACCAAATACTCTGACTGGTAAGGCTGCCACTCCTCTGCAACATAATTGTCAATCATCTACAAATGTCCACGCAAAATTTACCACTATACTCTACGATTTT